CTGGGTTGAGCAAAGCTACTCGGAGACAATTAAGCAAATATTACTAAGCGAGAAAGTTCTAATCAACAAGAAAGCAGCCAAGATAAACACGAAATCTACTGAGTTATTTAAGAGCATCAACACTCATATGATTAACTATCAATTAGAATTTGAATACGCATTTGATACTATCAACTCAGTAATGTAATGGATAGACAAGTACAACTATATGTCAGCACGACAAGCTACCAGAATATAACTACATCAGTAGTAAACACTTTCTTTACTAACGTAACTGCAAACGGAGGAACTTGTGAAAGTGGTCAATGTATGCTTGACTATCTTGAATCTCTCGGAGGTCTCTATGGCAATTTATCAACCGCTGAAAGACTTGAGCTATTCAATGACGAACAAATACAAGTAACAAGCACCGTTCAAAACGTACAAGACATCTCTAAGACGTTTACAGACTTTTCGCAGTCGTTTACAATACCTGCTAATGACCACAACAACGGAATCTTACAACACTTCTATCAGTCCGATGTCAATGCTTTGATTGATTACAACATTCGTTTAGATTCATTCATTGAGATTGACTTCACGTTCTTTAGACGAGGCAAGCTCCAAGTAGAGAAAGCCAACCTAAAAAACGGAAGACCTGAAAGCTACTCTATAACATTCTACGGAGATGGGCGTACTTTGAAAGACTACTTTGGAGAGGACTTACTTTCTGATTTAGATTTAACTGCCATTTCTCACAACTTCGTTTCATCTGAAGTAATTGCGAGAATCACGAATGCAACAAACTTATATGATGTCAAGTACCCTTTAATTACTTCAAATAGAATTTGGCAGTATCAGTCAGTGCCTTTAGGAGCTCCAGTACCTAACTGGCTAACATCAACCTTAACTCAAAATGACATTCACTCTAACTCAGGTGCTATAAACAAAAGTGAGTTGTTTCCTGCTGTAAGAGTGAGCAAGATATTTGAAGCCATTGAAACAAGGTACGGAATTACATTTGATAGCACTTTCCTAAATGATGAGAGATTCACTAAGTTGTTCTTATGGTATAAAGGAAAGAACACTTTGGTACGTACTTCCTATGGATATGATTTAACTGCAGATACGGTCACACCAACTTTTGTCAATTACGATTTGACTTCAAGTTATGATTCGGCTACCAATCAGGTAACAATTCAAGAATTAAATGGTGTTCTTACACATAACTTAATCTACAATGTAACTGCTACAACGAGTTCAGACGATTACTATATTGACGTGTATCAAAACGGATATTTATTCAACACTATAACTGGAAGTGGCACGGGTACTTATACGTTAAGCACAGTCAATCAGGTAGCAGGATTATATCAAACTTATACAATCAAAATACGTACAACGGGAACCAACACAATTACATCTAATCTTGTTTATGAAGTAGAGTATATCACAACGGGTACTCTCAATGTTGATTATTTGACAATTACTTACGATGATTTGAGTATGTTGTTGATTCTTGACTTATCAGCTAACGCACCTCAAATGAAGATTGCAGATTTCTTTGCAGGTATCTTAAAGGTGTTCAACTTAGTTTGTGTAGGCACAGAGAAAAACGTGTATCAAATTACACCAATAGACGATTGGTACGGACAAGGAGCTATTGTGGACATCACAGAATTTACGGATGCTGAGAGCATTGAGGTTTCTCGTATGCCACTCTACAAAAAGATAACTTTCAAGTATCAAGATTCTGAAAGTGTATTAAACAAATATTTCTCACAAACATTCAACAGAAGTTACGGAGATTCAACATATCAGTATAACTACGATGGCGGAGAGTTTACGGTTGAGCTTCCTTTCGAGAATTTATTACAAACTGAGTACAATAGTAGTGGAACGCAAATTCAGTTAGGTTATTCCTTGAATAGTGAATTAAGTCCATACCTACCAAAACCCGTATTGCTCTATCAATACACGAATCAAACAACTAACTTTAAATTCGCAAACGATGGTGGTGGTCATACTACAATCACGTCTTACACTCCGCTTGCTCAAGACTTACGCTACAACAACACGGACTTAACTCTAAACTTTGCAGCAGATACGAGTAGCCTCTTACTTGTGCCTATACAAAACACACTCTTTGCTCAGTACTACTTCTCATATCTATACAACCTTTACAATCTAAAGCAAAGACTAATTAACGTCAAGACTATAATGCCAGTAGGCTTGTTGACGAATCTAAGATTGAATGACCGTGTAATGATACGTGACAAGCGTTACATTATTAACGATATGAAATCAAACCTAACAAACGGAGAGGTGGACTTGTCTTTATATCTTGACTTCAGACCTATGATTAACAAAGTACCGTTCTATCAAACACCTACGACAGGTGGTACAATAGCAACTTCAATCAACTTACCAAACGGAGGAGGTTCAGCAGTATTGACGCCATCAAGTTCGGATTTGATTTTAAGTGCTACTAATCTAACTACAAGCCAAATCGTAGAAATGACTACACCACCTGCTACCGCTGGAGATGTCTTTTCAGTTGAAGTAGCATACACAAGCACAACGGGAATAAGAACAAACGAAACAATAAACATCGTAGTACAATGATAAAACAGATAGTAGCTATGCTTCAGCTTGACGATTTCTACGGAGAATCCAAGTTGATTGACATCGCAAAAGGAAAATACCAGTACACAACGTCTATGAAAAAAATGTGGAAACAAGGAAAACGAGACTTAACAAATAAACGAAATGGCAGAGGTTAAAACAATCAAGATAGACGTAGACACAAAAAGTGCAGTAGATGCGATGGAGAACCTCTCCAAAGCGACTCACGATGTATCAGCAAGTTTCGAGGAAGTATATGGCGACTTACAACCGCTCACAACTCGTATGGGCGAAGCGGAAGACCGCTTATATGAATTAGCTAACGCTGGTCAAACTGCATCTCAAGAATATCAAGACCTCTTGACTACAGTAGGTAACTACCGCAAAGTTCAGATTCAGACGGATATGGCAGTTGATGCTGCTGCTACAACGATGAGCCAAAAACTCGGAGGTGCGTTAGGTGGTGCTACTGCAGGTTTCCAACTTGTTCAGGGTGCTATGGGTGCTTTCGGTACGGAATCCGCTCAAGTAGAGGAAGCCTTACTCAAGGTTCAATCCGCTATGGCTATTGCTGAGGGTGTACAAGGATTCAAAGAAGCTATCCCATCAATCAAGGCTTTCGGTATGGCTTTGAAAGGTGCTATAGGTGCATCAGGTATTGGACTACTTGTAATTGCTTTAGGAACTGTAGCAGCGTACTGGGATGATATTAAGGGTGCAGTTAGTGGAGTATCAGACGAACAAGAAAAACTAAACGCTAAGGCACAAGCTAACGTAAACATTCAGCAAAAGAAATTTGATTCAATCTCTGGTCAAGAAAACATCTTAAGGCTTCAAGGTAAATCAGAAAAGGACATCACTGAACTCAAGCTCAAGCAGATTCAAATGGTGATTAAGGCTACTGAAGCTCAGTTAGTCCAACAAGAAAACACAAAGAAAGCTGAGGTCGCTGCTACAAAACGAAACCAAGATTACTTAAAAATAGTGCTTCGAGTAGGTTTAGAAATGGCTGCCTTAGTACTTAGATACTTAACCGCACCAATTGACTTAGCTATAATGGCTGCAAACAAAGTCTCTGAGGTCTTAGGATTTGGTAAGTTGACTTCATTTAGTATCAATGCTGAGATTACTAAAATGACTTCAGGTGCTGCTCAATCAATGGCAGAGTATTTCTTTGACCCTAAAGCTACCGCAGACGAAGCAGACAAAACTATAAACGAAACTAAAGCCAAACTCGGAGAACTTAAAAACCAAGCAGCTGGATTCCAACTCTCGTTAAAGGATATGAACAAACCTGCGGAAACGGTAGTTAAGGATAGCGGAAAGAAAGTACAAGAGGAAGCCAAGAAAGAAGTTGAGGAGATGGAGTACATACGTACCGAATCCAATAAAAACATCCTCGCTTCAATGCAAGAGCAAAAGCGTAAGGAACTTCAAATCTCTATGGATGCTTCTTTAGAGCAAAGAAAGATAGCTAAAGAAGAGGCAGACGCAGTAATTGAACTTGAAGAAAAAAAGAAAAAAGCACGAGAAGACGCTTTAACTGCTCTATCAGGTACATTTGGTCAGATTGCTGATTTATTTGGAGAGCAAACCGCAGCAGGAAAGGCAGCAGCTATTGCACAAGCAACCATAGACACTTTCCTTTCAGCTCAAAAGGCATACGCAGCAACAGTAGGTATTCCAGTTGTAGGGCCTATTCTTGCACCAATCAATGCAGGTTTAGCAATCGCAGCAGGTATTAAAAATATCAAGTCTATCGCATCAGTTAAAACGCCTAAAGGTGGTGGAGATAGTTCAAGTGTTCCAAGTGCTTCTGGTATGGGTGGCGGAGGTATGCAAACTCAAGCACCTCAATTCAACGTAGTAGGTAACTCAGGTATTAATCAGTTAGCACAACTTCAACAAACGCCAATGCAAGCGTATGTAGTTAGCGGAGAAGTGACATCAGCTCAGAGCTTAGATAGAAACCGAGTACAAAATGCAACATTGTAAATCATAAAAGTTATTAAGTTATGAATGTATTAGAGTTAATCATTGACGAGAAAGACTTTCAAAGCGGAATCAACGCAGTATCTGTAGTTGAATCTCCTGCCATTGAAGAGAACTTCATCGCCTTAGCAAAACACGAAGTTGAACTCAAAGAAGTAGACACCGAGAAACGTATCTTAATGGGTGCTGCTCTTATCCCTAACAAGAAGATTTACCGCAGAAATAAAGACGAAGAATTTTACATCTACTTCTCAGAAGACACCGTGCGTAAAGCTATGGAGTTATTCTTTAAGAAAGGCAACCAAAACAACGCTACCTACGAGCACAAAGACGCTATCAAAGGAATGAGCGTAGTAGAAAGCTGGCTAATTGAAGACGAAAAGTTAGACAAAAGTAAGTTATACGGATTCAGTCTACCAAAAGGAACTTGGATGATTTCTATGAAAGTGGATAACGATGAGGTATGGCAAGACGTAAAAGACGGAAAGGTAAAAGGATTCTCTATTGAGGGTTACTTTGCTGACAAGTTAGAAGATTCACCGAGACAAGATATGAGCAAAAATGAAGTTATTAACCAACTTAAAGAATTACTTAAATAAGATGAGCAAATTTAAAACACCAAGTAAAGCAAGTCCAAGACCAGGTTCAAGAAGAGGTTGCCTATGTTCGGACGGAAAGTACTCAACTAAATGTTGTGATGGCAGTTTACAAGCGCAAGGCATCGGTAAAACGGCAGAGGTTAACGAGCCTGCTCCTACTCAAACTGAGAACAACGGGGTGAGAACTATCGTACGTCAAAACGGATAAAAATACAACAAGCGTAAAATCTAAAAGTTATACATATATGAACACTACAAAATCAGTTTACAATAAGTTGTTTAAAGAGGAAGCTACTGAGTTGGCTTCTCACGAGGTTGAATTAGCTTCTTTGGATATGGTCATTGCTATGTTTAAAGATGCTCAATCAATATACAAAAGAGGTCAAGACTATGCCAAAGAAATGGAAGCATTTACAAAAAAATCTAATGTATTACATTCTGATGCTTTTTCAATGAATAAGGGTTTACGAAGTGAATTAATTGAATTAGAAAAACAAGCAAAACAATTAGGATTAGACGTAAAATCAAATCCTGAATATAAAAGAGCATTAGATATATTAGGTCCTTTAGAAAATGTCATCGCAATGACTGATAAATTTAGAAAATAAAAACAAATGAACGAAAAATCAATCTTAAACAAAGTCCGCACACTTTTAGGTTTAGAAGTGAAGTTGGAAACTATGCGTCTTTCTGATGGCGTATCTATGCTCGAAGCAGAAGTATTTGAAGCTGGTCAGCCAGTATTCATCTTAACTGAAGACGAACAACGTATCGCACTTCCTATTGGAGATTACGAACTCGAAGACGGCCGCATCTTGGTAGTTATCGAAGAGGGTGTTATCGGAGATATCCGCGAAGCATCTGAGCCAGAAGTTGAGGTTGAGGTTGAAGAGCCTGAAACTGAAGTCGAAACTGGTAAAATGCCAGAAGAGGAAATGTCAGAATCTGCTGCACCTACCGCAAAAAAAATCATCGAATCAGTAACTAAAGAATCTTTCTTTAGCGAAATCGAAGCTCTTAAAAAAGAAAACGAAGAGTTGAAAGCACAAATCGCTTTATCAAAAACTGAAGTTGCAGAAGAGGTCGCACCAGTTGAATTGAGCGAAGAGCCTAAACCAATTTCATTCAACCCTGAAAACGAAACTAAAGTAGAAGCGTTCAAAGTATCTAAGAACCGTCAACGCTCTACAATGGATTCTATCTTTGAGAAATTTAACAATATTTAATAACTAAAATCAAAACAAGAAATGGCTACTACCACTTCAATTACTACTACTTACGCTGGTGAATTTGCAGGTAAGTACATCGCTGCAGCTTTATTGTCTGCACCAACACTTGACAAAGGCGGAATCACTGTTATGCCTAACGTGAAGTACAAGCAAGTTATCAAAAGAGTTGCTACTGATGACATCATCAAAAACGCAACTTGTGATTTCGACCCTACTTCTACAATCACATTAACAGAGAAAATTCTACAACCTGAGTCTTTCCAAGTTAACTTACAACTTTGTAAAACTGACTTCCGTTCGGATTGGGATGCTATCCAAATGGGTTACTCTGCATTTGACGTACTTCCTAAGTCTTTCGCTGACTTCTTAATTGCACACGCTGCTGAGAAAGTTGCTGCAGGTATGGAGACTTCAATTTGGCAAGGTGTTAACAACACTGCTGGTCAGTTCGCAGGTATTATGACTCAGTTGACTACTGACGCTTCTTTGCCATCAGGTCAAGAAGTTGCTGGTACAACTGTAACTGCTGCTAACGTAATCACTGAGCTTGGTAAAATCATCGATGCTTGTCCAGCTGCTCTTTACGGAAAAGAAGACCTTACACTTTACGTATCTTCTAACATCTACCGTGCTTATGTACGTGCTTTGGGTGGCTTCGCTGCTTCAGGTGTAGGTGCTAACGGTTACGACAACAAAGGAACTAACCAATCTTTAGGTGATGTTTACTTTGACGGTGTTCGTGTATTTATGGCTAACGGTCTTGCTAACAACACAGCTCTACTTTCACAAAAATCTAACCTTTACTTCGCTACAGGTCTTTTGAACGATATGAACGAAGTTAAAGTTTTGGATATGGGTGACTTAGATGGTTCACAAAATGTACGCGTAATTATGCGATTCACTGCTGACGCTAAATACGGTTTTGCATCTGACGTTGTTACTTACGGTATCACAAACTCTGCTAACTAATCTTAGCTTAACTTAAACTAAACGGGGAGGGCGGTAAAAAACTTCCCTCCCTTTTTAATAACATTTAAAACTTAAAAATATGTCTTGTGAAGTCGCAAACGGTCGCTTAGAAGTATGTAAAGACGCAGTAGGTGGTATTGACGCTATCTACTTCATCAATTACGGAGACTACAATCCTGCAGTATCACCTGCTGGAGATGTTACTTATGTCACAGGTACTGATACAATCGAATCAGTTGCCAACGTAACTAACTTATACAAATACGAACTCAAAGGAACTAACTCTTTTGACCAAGTATACAACTCATCCCGTGAGAACGGTACTACATTTGCTGAGCAAACTCTTACCGTTACCCTTAAAAAACAAGATGCTACAACTCACAAAAACGTGAAATTGTTAGCATACGGAAGACCTCACGTAGTAATCAAAAACCGTAACAACCAATTTTTCCTTGCAGGTCTTGAGCACGGAATGGAAATCACTACTGCAAACGTATCTAATGGTACTGCGATGGGTGACTTAAACGGTTATACACTTACTTTCGTAGGTACTGAGAAACTCTATGCTAACTTACTTGACTGCACAACTGAGGCAGACTTGGCAGGTGGTGCTGGAGACGTTTTTGGAACTGCTACAATCGTTACTAACTAATTTTAGTTTTCATAGCGTGAAAGGGGAGGCTTAGGTCTCCCTTTTTTATTTAAAACAAACCCATAGCAAGTTAGTTATTATAGTATGATAGTACTAACTACATCTTCACTACCTCAAACTTTTGCTTGCATTCCAAGAAGCGGAATCAGTACAATGGTAATTACGGATGACCAAACTAACACACCTCAAACCGTACCAATTACTCAAATTGCAGCTAATGACTATGTAGTAAATGTCACTGCTACATTTGATTTAACTGAGGGACACTTCTACGACCTCGTACTAAAACAAGGAAACACAATCGTCTACAAAGACCGAATATTCTGTACAGACCAAAACGTAACTACATTCTCAGTTAACGCAGGTCAATACACTTCAAATACAACCTCTAACACTTATATAGTTTATGAGTAATAACGTACACGTACTAAATCTATCTGCCTACACCGCTCCTACAATCCAAGAAAGTAAGAGAGATGCTTGGGTAAACTATGATAGTGCCAACGGAGATAACAACTACTACCAGTTTTTAATTGACCGCTACACCAACTCAACCACGAACAACGCTATCATTAACAATATAGCGAGACTTATCTACGGGAAAGGGCTTTCAGCTACTGACGGAAACAAGAAGCCGAATGAGTACGCTCAAATGATGACCTTGATGTCAAAAGATTGTCTTCGTAAGATTGTTTTTGACCGAAAGTTATTTGGTCAGTTTGCTATTCAGGTACACTACAACGATAAGCACGATAGAATCCTAAAGGCTTACCACATTCCAGTGAATCTTTTAAGAGCTGAGAAGTGCAATAAAGACGGAGAAATTGAGGGTTACTATTACTCTGATGATTGGTCAGACGTTAAAAAGTATGTACCTAAGCGTTTCCCTGCGTTTGGATTCGGTAAAGAAAAGGTAGAAATCCTATTTTCTAAGCCATATTCAGTAGGAATGAAGTACTATGCTTATCCTGACTATCAAGGAGCAGTTCCTTACGCACTTTTAGAGGAGGAAGTATCGGACTACTTAATCAACGAAGTACAAAACGGATTCTCAGGAACTAAGGTTGTAAACTTCAACAACGGAGTGCCTACTTTAGAGCAACAAGAAATCATCTCAAGCAAAGTTCTTGGTAAATTGACGGGTTCTAAAGGTCAGAAAGTTATCGTAGCGTTCAACGACAATATGGACACACGAACTACAGTTGAGGACATTCCACTAAATGACGCACCTGACCACTACACATACTTATCTGAAGAGTGTTTGCGTAAGATTATGCTCGGACACAACGTAACTTCTCCGCTATTATTCGGAGTTGCTTCATCTAACGGATTCAGTTCAAATGCTGACGAGTTAGAGAACTCATTTGTGTTGTTCAACAATATGGTCATTAAGCCTTTCCAAGAGGAAATAATTGATGCCTTAGACAAGATTCTTGCTTTCAACAACATTTCACTCAACTTATTCTTTAAGACTCTTAAACCGCTTGAATTTGTAGACCTTGAAAATGCTATGACTGAAGAGCAAGTAATCGAAGAGACGGGAACTGAGCTATCAAAACACGATTCATTAGATAACGAGATTGCTGATGCCTTACTTGAGTGCGGAGAAGAGCCTAACGAAAATTGGCTTTTAATAGACGAATATCCCGTAGACTATGATAATGACGACCAAGAGAACGAAATGCTCTCTAATGAGCCGAAAAGCACCTTGTTATCGAAAGTTTACAACTTTGTAACTACTGGTACTGCAAATCCTAACGCTAAATCCGAGCAAGACAAGATTGTTGACGGTGTTAAGTTCATCACTCGCTATGTTTACGCAGGAGAAACAAATGCTAAGTCTCGTCAGTTTTGTCAAAAGATGACTACTGCTAACAAGATTTACCGCAAGGAAGACATCGTTAGAATGAGCAACCAACCCGTGAATGATGGTTGGGGCCCGAAAGGTGCTGCTACCTATGACGTATGGAAGTACAAAGGTGGTGGTAACTGCCATCACAGATGGAACAAGCAAATCTACGCAAGTTTTGAGGGTGTTGGAATTGATGTTAACTCTCCTAAAGCTAAACAAATCGCAGGAGCGAAAGCAGAGAAGTTCGGCTACACTATCAAGAATGATAAACTTGTATCCACACGACCAGTTGATATGCCTTTCAATGGCTTTTTACCTACTAACCCTATTTACGGAAAACAATAATGGCAACTGCACTACTAATTACGAGAGACGATTTGGTGCGTTACACCGCAGTAAACGGAAATGTCGATGTTGACAAGTTCATTCAGTTTATCAAAATTGCTCAAGACATCCATATACAAAACTACTTAGGCACAAAACTACTTGAGAAGATTCAAGCTGACATCATCGCAAATACGCTTTCAGGTAACTATGAGAGTCTTGTAGAAACATACGTGAAGCCTATGCTGATACATTGGTCAATGGTTGAGTATTTACCTTTCGCAGCTTACACAATCGCTAACAAAGGCGTATATAAGCACTCTTCTGAGAACGCTGAAAACGTAGAGAAAAACGAAGTAGACTTTTTATTAGAGAAAGAGCGTCAAATTGCTCAACACTACACGGAGAGATTCATCAGTTATATGTCTTTCAACCAAGATTTGTTCCCTGAGTACAATCAGAATGTTGACCAAGATATGTATCCTGATACGACTAATAACTTCAGTGGTTGGTTAATTTAGTAAACAATAAATAAATATATAGCGTATGCAAAATGAAGTGTGGAAACCAGTAAAAAATTACGAAGAGTTGTATGAAGTAAGCGATATGGGGAGGGTTAGAAGTAAGCCTCGAACATTTGAAAGAAATCATCCAATATTTGAAAACGTAAAACAAGTAGTAACTTACAAACCAGTATTGATTAAATTTCACTTAACTAATAAAGGTTATTGCCGTCTTGGTTTATATAAAGACGGAGTTAAAAACAATCATCAGGTTCATCGTTTAGTTGCTGATGCTTTTTTAACAAATGAACAAAACAAGGAGCAAGTGAATCATATTAATGGAATAAAATGCGATAACCGAGTTATTAATTTAGAGTGGTGCACTAATTTGGAAAACCGAAAACACTCTTATGAGGTACTTGGAAATGTTCATCACAACGTATTATGAAAAAACGGACATACACACCAAAGGAGAACAACGTAGAGAAATTAAAGTTATTTTTAAATAAGATAGAAAATGTCAAACAACATAAGCTGGGGCAAGATATACGAATCAACGTGGTGGGGAGACCAAATTAACACCGCAGATTCTTTGTATGATTACGCTACTACAACCTTTAATGCACCTTTTGAACTTGAGTTAAGAGTAGCTGCTGAGGGTGGAGTATTGGAATCTACTTTTTGTATGTCTTTAACCATTTTAAACCTTTCTCAAATATGAGCCTATTAGATACTGCCTCTTTAATTGTAACACCAAACGGATATAAGGAGGGCAAACTATATTCCGTTATTCCGTCAGACGGAAATGGCGATTTGTCAGTAACAAGAGCGACCACCGCAACACGAGTAAACTCTGCTGGCTTGGTGGAATTAGTGCCTTACAACTATAAGGTGCAAAGCGAAAACTTGACTTTAGGTGTTGGCTTGGATGATGCCAATATAACAACTATAACTGCAAACACTACCGAAACACTCGACCCATTTGGTGGCTACAATGCGGAGAAATACAATGGCTCAACAAATCAGTCTGCCGATACTTATAATTTCATACCGCAAAACTCGGTTGTAACTTCATCGGTTTATGTTAAGGCGGGAACTGCTACAAGTTTTACTTTAAGATTGAATGCGTCTTTTGGTACTTTCGCCTTTGCTACTTTTGACCTAACAAATGGAACTATAACGGGAACGGGAACGGATGGCTTTGCTTATATCAGTTCGGCAGTAACCGCAGTTGGCAATGGTTGGTACAGATGTAGTTTGACTTACAACTTTCTTTCATTCCCTACCAATAGGATTTTGCTTTCTCAAAACGGAAGTATCTATGTATTCGGTTGGCAACTTGTCGAGGGCTCAACCGCTAAAGACTACCAAAAAACGGAAACAAGACTTAACATCCCAAGACTTGACTACTCAAACGGAACTTGTCCAAGTTTACTTGTAGAACCGCAGAGGACGAACATACTCACTTATAGTTCGTCTTTTGACAACGCAGCGTGGACACCTCAAACAATTAGCGTAAGTGCTAACGCAACAACTTCGCCTGACGGAACTACAACTGCCGAAACACTAACACCAAGCGGAAGCGGTGCTTATGACAACCGAGTATATCAAACGCATTCAGTAACAAGCGGTGCGGTATATACTTTGAGCGTATGGGCAAAATCTTCAGCGAGTAATGCGAAACTTACTTTAGGCCTACAAAATCACGGAGGACAAGTATTCAGTATTACTAACGAGTGGGAACGCTATTCTGTAGCAGTAACCGCTTTAAGCACGGGAGGTAATTTTAACATTTATGCGGGCGATGTAACACCTACAACGGGCGTAGTAAACTCATCTAATGTAGTCACAATTTGGGGTGCACAACTCGAAGCGGGCAGCTACGCTACTTCATACATACCTACAACCTCTGCAAGTGTAACACGCAACGCTGATGTTATTTCAAAAACTGGTATTTCGTCTTTAATTGGTCAAACGGAGGGGACTTTGTTTTGCGATGTATTAACAAGTTCTATTGAATTAGGCGATTATCAAACATTTGTTTCAGTTTACGGAAATGGCAACAATAGAGTGGTAATAGGTAAAGAGCAAGGGACAAGTAATTTATTTTACTATGTAAATTCAAATGGTAGTGTAACTTTTCAAATAATTACAAAACCTTTAGGAAGCTACAAAATAGCTTTAGCTTATAAAAATGGCGATTCGTGTTTATATATAAACGGAGTTTCTGTTTTTACAACTTCCAATGCTGTAAATTTTTCAACCACTTTAACTGATTTTTATATCAATCAAAGACCGACTGGATTCGAAATAGGTACTTTAAATATGAACTCAGCTGCCCTTTGGACTACTCGCTTAACAAATGACCAATTAACCGCCCTAACAACTTTGTAATGAACATATTTAAATTGACTTATTCAGACAAGGCGGCAGCAGTTGCTGACCTTTACGCAAAAGGAATACTAATCGAAGTCGAAGGTATTGACGGAGAAAAACACGAAGCATACGGAAGCGGAGTACAAGCAGTTGTAGAGATAGGACTTATTATGTTAACCCCTCCCGTAATGGAAGGAATGGAAGTAATCGAAGAACCTATCTACGCAGACGGGTATCACTACGATGTAATGTCGGACAACACCTATGACTTCGGGTCAAACCTTGTCGAACCAAAGAACCCAAAGCACGCATTCGCTGGTCATAGTGTTAAAGAAGAGTTTCCTTACGAACCGCAATTCTTAACTGATGAAAACTAAAATAGTATTATTCGTGTTTGCATTGTTTAGCGTTCTCGCTCCCGTGAAGCCGATGGTACTCATCGCAGTTCTTACAATCATTTTAGATATGTGTTTCGGTATATGGAGAAGCGTAAAGAAAAACGGATGGGTATCTATTCGCTCTCGTAGGCTATCTAATACGATTTCTAAGAGCCTTTTGTATAGTGGTGCGATAGTATTTATCTTCTTACTTGAAAAGTTCGTTATAGCCGATATTTTGGCTTACTTCATTTCAGTAGATTTAGTCTTAACTAAAGCGTTCACATTCTTTTGCGTATTCACGGAAGTAAAATCAATCAACGAGAATTACTTTTCGGTTACAGGAATCAATGTTTGGGATAGATTTATCCAATTCATCAAGCGAGGAAAAGAACAACTCGAAGACCTAAAATAATGGTAAGACCGTACACAGACAAGCAACTACTTGAGAGAGTTAAGTCTCTAAAGAACTACATAGGTATTCCTAAAGGATATTGGCTACTCGGTGTACGTTCAGACGATGACTTGCCTAACCGATTTGATGATAAAATATATTTATTCAAAGGAGAAGAGTTCGTCTTAGTTACCTCAGCAACTACAAACGCAGGTACTCCAACACTTAGACAATTCGAAAAGGTCAATAAGAAAGGTGCTGCAGTCCTTAAAGCTGAACAATGGTACTACGATGTATGGAAGTACGGAAAGCACAACGGAAAAGTAGAGGGACTTTTACAATTAGGTGCTCCAGTTCAAGTCTACAGAGACACGGACAAAGACGATAAAAGCGAAGAGCAAGGAACATTAGACACGGGATATTTTGGAATTAACTTCCATCCTAATACCTACGATTTAAGCAAGCCATCAGGAACTAACATAGGTTGGTGGTCAGCAGGATGTCAGGTAGTCAATAGAGTTGACCTATACAAAATAATGATTAAGCTCCTAAAAACGGAGAAGTTTGTAACTTATTGCCTTATCAATGAATTTTAAACTACTATTCTCCGCACTTCTTGCGGTGCTTATTGCATCTTGCTCCGCAAACTACCACATTAGAAAGGCAATCAAGAAAGGTTACAGGTGTGACGAAATTAGTGATACAATACAAGTTTCGACAATAGATTCAATTCCTTACGTTTTAAGAGACTCTATTGCTTGGGAAAAGGTAATAGTCCAAAAAGATACAATCGTGCGTTACAAGCGTTCTTTCGTACCTAAAACGAGACTTGAGACACGTATTGAATATAAGTTAAAGCGAGATACCTTGAAAATGATTGAAAAAGTAGAGGTAATTAAGTACAAAACACGTAAACAAGAAAACAAGAAACCTAACTTGTGGTTATTTATTATAGGCTTTGGTGCTGGCTTTGTTACAAAGTGGCTGCTGAAGTTTAGTAAATACACTCTATGAAACAAACAAGATACCGCTTAAAGCCTGACGAAGTTGACATCATTGACCAGTACAGAGCGATTAAGCGAGAAGCCAATGACTTAGGCTTAAATGACAAAGACGTCAAACACGGATGGCTAAAGTCTAAACAAGCGTCACTCTTTTTTAAGAACCCAAACTTTAACGGACAAGAAGACAAGTTCAACGAGTTCAAAGAAAAGTTAATAGGAGAGTTAACTGAGTATAGTCCGTCTTACCCTACGATAACACGAACAACGGGTAAAGATTCTCATTTATTAGTTATAGACCCTGCTGACATCCACATAGGTAAGCTATGCGATGCTTTCGAGACTGGAGAGGACTACAACTCTCAAATAGCAGTACAACGTGTTTTAGAGGGCGTACAAGGCATTTTAGACAAATCCGCAGGGTTTAACATAGACAAGATTCTATTCGTTGGTGGAAACGATATTCTCCACATAGATACTCCAAGACGAACTACAACCTCAGGAACTCCACAAGACACTGATGGAATGTGGTATCGTAATTTTCTAACCGCAAAAGATTTATATGTTGACATACTTGAGAGACTTATTGCTGTGGCTGATGTACATTTTGTCTTCAATCCTTCTAACCACGATTACACTCACGGATTCTTTCTTGCTGATGTTATCAAAACACATTTTCGTAAGGCTACAAATATTACTTTCGACTGTTCTCTTTCACATCGCAAGGCTTTTAGATACGGAGAGAACCTGATTGGAACTACACACGGAGACGGAGCGAAACACGGAGACTTACCTTTATTGTTAGCTGCTGAGTTTCCAATGGAATGGAGCTTAACTAAACATCGTTACGTTTATATGCACCACGTTCACCATAAAATGTCGAAAGACTACATTGCAGTCACCGTTGAATCACTACGTTCTGCATCAGGAACGGACTCTTGGCATCATAGGAACGGCTACCAACACGCTCCAAAAGCTATTGAGGGATTCCTGCATCATAAAAAACACGGACAAGTAGCAAGACTTAGTCACATATTTTAGTATATTTGTACACCTAACCACTACTCATAGCGTTTAAGAGCCATTCCATTCGGGGTGGCTTTTTTGTTTTGTCAACTTTTAGACTCAAAAAACTTGACTATTTGTACACTTATATGTTTCATTCTGTAGAAATACGAAAAAAAGTTTGCGTCTGTAACCCTTGTAAATACTACAATTCTAAAAAAATGTGAAAAAAAATTGTTAAAAAGTTTGGTATGTTTATATTTGTGTATATCTTTGTAAGGTCAATAAGGCACAACAATAAAACAAAACGCTATGAAAACTATCACAACAAAAAAACAAGTTTGCAACTTAACAAAGGATAAAGAGACATTGATTTATGTTGATGGAACTTTGGTTGTTAAATTAACTTCTATCAATGGTAAAAAATCAGGCTACGATTCACGAGTTAAATTTTCAGTATTTAATTATGCTAATGATTTAGGTTTATCATATTGGAGTAGAACTGCAAGAAGCATTAAACAAGTAACAGAATATATCAACAAATAACGCTATGAAAACAACAGAAATTATCCAATTCATTCAAGCTCGTGAGCGTCAACTCTGGGAAGAGTATTTAGAAGCACGAGATGCAAACGGTAACCTGCACGCAGTCACTAAAAGACACTATGCAGTTTGGCAAGAAGTAAACGAATTAATTAACCACATAACTAATAAATAATGAAAGCAATCATCCAAGAGTGGAGAGAACTCCCTGACTACGACAAAGACTTTTTCCGTCACATCTTAATTTTCTTTATTCCTATAGCATCCGTGTTTGTATGGCTTGTTTCAACCAATAAACCGCCCGTTGTAGACACGAATCTACCTGACCCACAAACTGAAATGAAACCCAACTACGAACTCAAAGGAGATTGGGCAAAGTATGCACAAGGAGTATATACCAGAAAGTATGGCAAATAAATATTATTTCGGAGAAGCAGATAGCAGTGCACATCAAAGAATAGTAGATGTGGTAGTCTATAAAGCAGAGGATGACGAAGAGATTGGGGTCATCGAATTATATTACGATTATGATAAAATAAATGAAAGAGATGAATTTAAAATTGAATCAGCACAGTGGTCAGGAGAAATCACTATCAAAGAAGCAGAAGACGCTATTGACGAAATCCTTAAGCGAGCAGGAGACGAATTCCAAGAATTTATTGAGCGATGTCTCGACTATGACCCAAACGATGACGAGGAGGAATCTTGGTTTATTTAGTAAATACCAAAAAGAGAGATTCTGGACATCATTCAACCACGACCTTTACCACCGAATTTGTGAAATTAAAATGCAAGAGATATGACACCAAAAGAAAAGGCATTAGATTTAGTAAACAAAATGGAGAATCCATCAGAGGGATTTTTTATTGTAAGATTTGCTGCTAAAAAACTTGCATTAATTGCAGTTGAATTTTCTAAAGAATTTATCACAGGAGATTTGTCAGAAGCATTTGACAAGTTCTTATACATTCAAGAAATTAAAGAAGAAATAGAAAAGCTATGAGATTTAAACTAACATACCAAATAGGACTCGCAGTAGTTCAAGAGTGGATATTCACATCCAAAAGTCTATGCTATTGGAAGAAGATGGACTTACTCGAAACGGGCAGATTTAATGACGGAAAATTTATTATTACACCACTATGAACAGACTTGAAATCATACACCAGTTAATTGAATTGTACAAGCTAACTGATAAAACACGAAAGCGAGAAATCATATACAAGCGTTACTTCATATTTAACGAACTAAGACAAGCAGGGCTGAGCTTAATGCAAATAGGCGAAATCTTCGCTAAGAACCACGCTACAATCATTCACGGTCTAACAGTACACCAAGACCTTTTAAGATACAAAGACGCCATCTATTTGACTGAGACGCAAGTTCTGAAAGATACGCTTGGAGATTCAAAGTTTCCTGATGTCAAAAGATTATTCAAAGGCGAAATAGGAGCAGACTTAAAGAGAGATGTTATGCTAATAAGTTCACTTAATAGTCTCAGGAGCTTAAAAAGACGAATCAAAATGGGATATTACGAGAATAGTTATCAACAAATAGAACAAGAAGCAGAGTAGTTAGTTATATTTGTACGGGTTAGAGTCTCAAACATAGTTAACCTAAAGGAATTATTGACCCTTGTAATGAAACTGACGTGAGACTCCAGTGGATTTGCAAGGGTTTTTTATTACTTAAATTTTTGCAATGGCAAAAGACAAAAAATCATTCATCCTCTATAGTGACATCATTCACACCGTAGAGAAACTTAACGACTCGGATGCTGGTCAGCTACTGAAACATCTGTTAAGGTATGTAAACGACCAAAATCCAATTACTGATAACACGTTAGTAGAGATTGCATTTGAACCTATTAAGCAACAACTTAAGCGAGACCTCGTAAAGTTTGAAGATGTCAAAGTAAAGCGAAGCGAAGCAGGTAAAGCAGGTGCTAACAAACGATGGCAAGAGATAGCAAATGCTAACAAAGGCAAACAAACGATAACAAAAATAGCTGTAAATGATAATGATAATGTTAATGTTATATCTAAAGATATATATAGGAGCTTCGCTCACTTATCTATAACTAATGCTGATGTTGAGAAGCTATTGGATAAATACTCTATAAACGAAATTGATGATGTTTTAGACTCAATAGAAAATTTCAAAGGAAACAAGAAGTATACTTCACTATATTTGACAGCTAACAAATGGCTATCTAAAAACAAGAAATCTACGGAAGTTGAAGAGCCTAAAGAATTATTATTAGCACGTAAATTAGGACTATGTTAAGTAAACAAGGAGACGCACTACAATACCTGTTAGATGTGCGAGACGGTAAAATCAAACAAGGACTCGGTCTTGACTGCTTCTTGGATGAACACCTAAGATTCAAGCCTAAGCAACTCAACATCATTTTAGGACACGACAATGTTGGAAAGACGTATTGGATAAACTGGTACTTTCTTACACTCGCACTTAAACACGAACTTACATTCTGCATTTGGTCAGGAGAGAATCAGAAAGGTCAAATCCTACGAGATATGATTCAAATGTACAGAGGTAAGCACTTCAGTAAACTGAGCCACTCACAAATCAGCGGAGACCTTGCGTACTTAGAGCAGTTTTTTACATTTATAGACAACTCGAAACTGTACAAACCTGATGAGATACTTGAACTGTTTAAGAATAGCGGAGCGAAAGTAGGACTGATAGACCCATTCACGGGACTTGATAGAGAGATGAGCTTTGCAGGCAATTACGAGTTTATGAACCGTG